ATGCAAGGGGGGGTGTGTCATTCTTCGACCCCCCCCCTCCCTCTTTCGAATACTGAAGACTCCGAAATTCTTCGAATCAACTTCGAAACCTTCAAAATTCTTTTTGAACTTTTTTAAAAACTCCAGAAACATTTTCAAAACAAATCTCGTCGATGGCTCGCTCGTTAGCCAATTCAATGTCAAGTTCTGACATCTGATCGCTGGTCATGAGGATGCGACCAAGGAATGATGTTGAATTGTAACCAGCTCTGACATCCCAAGCATACCATTCATCGAACTCATCGAAAGGAGAGTACGGATTGTCAATAGTTGTAAGCATTGATCTAAGCATCACTCTCCTTTCATACTCTTGTCTAATGTACTCATTGACACACCTAACTGTTGTGCTACATCGAACCTAGTAAAGCCCATTGACAACATCTGATTAGCTCTATCCATCTTAGTTGGTGTCATCAGTACACTAGTCTTAGGTGTAGCATACTTACGAACTGTTTCCATGTTAGCATGGTTAAGGATCTGAGTAAGCTTATGTGATGTAATAGCACCTGCTTGAATAGCTTCCCATTCCTTTGGTGTGATCTCTATGTCCAGGTTCTTAGCACCAAGACGAGCACGTGCTGTTTCTAGAGCTTGAAACTTAACCTTTCTAATCTTATCTTTATCATCTTTCCAATTTGGATTGTAATCCCTATTAGCTTGTACCATAGTAGCTGATAGTCTTTGGGCCTGGCGTTCAATAGGGCGGTTACTAATAGCCAGGGATAGCTTTGCGTCAAGATCGGCTGCCTCTTTAGCATAGGTCTTTTTAGCAGAGACGTTTTGTTTAGGGGTGGGGGTTTTTTCATATTCAAGGCGGGTCTGGTTAGCCAATGCCTTTAGTTTATTTGAGTGGTCGGCATACATTATTTCTATGGGGGTGGGGGATTTACCTAAAAGATCATGGGCATCTTTTGCTTCTTCTAGTTTCTTAACTCTAGTTTCGGCACGCTTACCGGCATACTTACCACTCTTTATTATTCTATTAGTTGGTACATATATAAGCTCACCCGTTTTCATATCAACGGGCCCACCTTCACTTCTTTTTCTAAGTCTTCTTTCAGGTACGTATTCTCTACCTTTTCTTCTTGAAAGTAATGTCGATGCTCCACCACTTTGATACTTCTCTTTAAGATCTGCAATGTTATTATCATTGTACGATAACCGATGGTCAAGTTTGTGGTTCTGAGCATCAATAACAACCATCGAATGTTTAACTGCCCTTGCCATCTCTGAGTTCGATGCTCCTCCAAATGACATGTCTGTTATTAAATTCGAAATCAATCCCATTTCAGTTTGCTTATTCTTCATAACCTTCATGCCTTCATAACCAGGGTATGCTCTTTTAGCATCAAACCCTTTAAGTTCTTCAAGCATTGGTTGTGTTTTAACTAATCTTTCTCTATTAGGAATTACATTAACAGTATCACCATCAAAATCCGCACCAGATAACCATTCGGCAACACTGTGATGAATTCCTATAGCATCTATGGAATCAGGCCCGATAAGTCTTTTTCCTTCAGCGTTCCTGTTATTAACAGTTAATTCGGGAATTTCAAACGGACCCGCATGTGGGTGGCGAATCAATACAACTCGCTCACCATTGTCATATCTTGGCGCAAACACTTCGGTTGGTTTGATGTTAGAAATTGGAAGAATAACATGCGTTGATTGATGTGGAAGTGCTGCTGCCTTTAAATGATATGCTGCGGAGTCTGTACTTTCGGCAAAACCTTGAAGCAATTTCTTACGAACGACGTCATTTGTAAGAGCCATGATTTCTTCATGTTCCATCAAACGTCGTTCATAAGTCATATCAAGTTGAGTCTTAACTAATTCTTTACTTTGTTTCGACAACATCTGTTGCGAAAGAGTTCTGGACCATTCTGCCCAATCGCCTTTGTCGTAAACGAGATTCATAGCTGATGAGACTTTATCATTCGAATCGTTAATTTGATGGACAACCGTTCCAAACGGATACATCGGAAAATCTTTGTCTAGATCCTTCAACGCATCAAGTTTGTTTTCCATTCTTGGTTTGTTTGTGTTAAATATAAGATCGACCCCTTTTGGCGCATCAAATTTGTCATCTACTACAGCCATACCTTTTATGAATTTATCTGGCCCAACCTGAATACGAACTTGGGCATAATTATTTCCACCAAGAGATAGATCTTTAATTCCAGGTCGAACAAAAACTACGCCATCGGCTTTATCACCACCGTCTTCTCTAAATTTAACCATCAATCTGTCTGGATGTACAGGAATCGGATCTTGTATGCCCACAAATTTTCTACCCTGATCTTTTGTAATTTCAGTAATATGCTGAATATCGTTCCTATTCAGAAATGCTTGAAGTTTTGTAATCCCAGGAACACACAAAGCAAGTATTCTGTTATCATAACCAGACTTTTGATTTGGAATATAAACTGGATGAACGTTGTATCCTCGATTAGCAAGAACACTAATCGCAGTTTCCATTTCTGTTGTAGTAACTCCAACATGACCCGGAACTGCTTCGATGTGTTTTTCTGTACCCGTCCCAACATCAACCATTTTCTTTTTATCGACTTCACTTTTGATTGCAGCAACAGTAGCTTGAAGTTGTTGATTCTTGTCATCAGCGCCTGGTTTAAGAAGAGCTCTGACAGATGACTCACCCTTCAAACCCATTCGATCTGCAATAGCAGTAGGAGACATACCTTTGTCTTGCAATCGTTGAGCCAACGCAATGTTAGCAGCTTTTATCTGAGTCTTAGAAATAGATTTTTGCAATCGAAGATCTTTGAACGTTATTCCAAATGATTTAGCAACTTCTTTTTGGCTATATCCATAACTTTCCATCTCTTCGATATACTGAAGAAAGACTTTGTTACGTTGATTTTCGGTTTTACCAGATCCCCAAGGATAACGACCTGATCTACGAAGAATGCCATAGTGCACTAAATCGTCTTCTTCAATAAACACTGGCATCACTCCCTTCTAAAATCTATCGGCAGCCTTCATTTGCTCAATCTGTTGATCAAACACTATGATTTTATTTGTAATATCGAAAATTGTTTCAGCAAATGCTTCGAATACTCGAATTTCATCTCTTTGATAGATTCGAAGTTCAATCTCTATATCGAACGGATTAACGCCGTATTCTAAACAAAACAACGCAGCATAGACTTCTAACTGTCTCTCTGATGTATGGATAACACCAGTTTTCAACTCATGAATACGCAATTTACCTCTACGAAATGCGATGGTATCACATGTACCAAAACAATTCACAGAGTAAAATAACGGTTGTTCACAAGTCATCTTATATCCAATAGCATCATTAACATATGTAGATAATGCTTGATTAGATTTAGCAAGCCTAACGCCGAGACGAATTGCCTCATGAGCTAGATTATGCAAATCTGTGCCACGTTGTGCTGCCATAGCAGATGCGAACCGAGCTTCTAACTTCTCATCTGTGTAGTTAACCCAATGATAATTGCTAGGACTGAGAAAGGCGTGTTGCTCTCGTAAATCCGAATGTGCGTTGAAGATCATTCAATACATCCTCCTCATTATCCGGATTTATAAATGAGGCAAACGACATTCCATTAAGCAAATTAACGTAGTATTCTTGGTTAGGCTGTATAGATGAGGTTGAAGACATCTTAATCTCAAGACCAGCCCACATATCATGATACAAAATTAGAATGTCTGGGATTCCTTGAATGTGTCTTGGATCGTTTCTTACGATCACACAACCAGGAAATAAATCATTAAGTTTTTTAATCAATTTGTTCTGATATTGAGATTCTCTCATCCGTGTGCAGTGCCAGTGTATTCAGCACCATTGATACCGTAGGCACATATACGCTTACGAGTACCGCTCAAAGTATCGAACGCAGTGCCATCAGGATTTGTATCCAACTCTTGCCAATTCACAAGAGGTGCACTACCAGGAATATTCATGTATTGCGGCGGACTGTCACCATGCAACGTAGAAACTCCGCCTCCATCCCAAGTAATCCGAAATCCCCAATGAGACCAAACTTTTCGTGCCACTGGATCCAAGAATCCGAATGGTTGTTGATTATTGGGTTGACTTGTTTTCTTGAGTCCAATTACAACCATGTCTTCTTTTCCTCCTGCTGGCTTGTCTGGTGATGGTGGAGAACCCGGTCTACAAGCTTCTTCGACTTTACTCCAAACATCGATAGTTTTATCTCCTGGGCAAGCAGTTGCGCTACCTGGTGAATTACGATGTGCACGAACAAGTGGAGAATCAGTTACTTCTCCTCGTTTATGACAATCCATGTATGCTTCGTGAATCAACTTAATATCATCATCTGTTACAGGCGCATCCATTCGATTACCTGACAAACAAATTGTAAGATCTTCGCCATTGTAATTCATGGTGGCCCAATTATCATTTGGAGAACGCCATCTCTCCCACAATGTCACACCGATACCATAGCAATAACCACCTTCAGAAAACCGCCCAACATTGTCAGATGGACTTCCACCACCTTCATGATGGATAGTTACAAGGTCAACTACTGGCATGGTGTCTCCCTGCTCGAAAATTAAGAGACGTGCGAAAATCCACTCTCCCCTCATTATAGTACATGTGTTTTATGTAGGTATGTATCTATACTCTTCTCCGGTAGGCCAAACACCTAAACTTTGACCTAAAAGAGAGAAACGAATATCCTTACAAAGACTACCATTAGTAATAGCAGCATGAAGAATATTCTCATATTCGAGCCCATTAGTTATATCGACGATGGGACCGGAATAGAACCAATCTTTCGGATCCTCGAATTGATGAATATATAACCAAGCAAACCACCTTGGTCGCCACATAAGATTATCAGAACGCATGTTAGTTCTATCCCCATCAAGTTGAATTGGGGTATCAAACATTTCACTTCGACCTGGAACAAATGCTTCTGCAACCAAACGCTTCACAGAACGTCTATATTGACGAGTGTAACCATCTCCTTCATCACGTATAAGTCCAACAGTAAGAATTCCAAAATCAGTTGGTGTAAGAGCCATGCGTCTTCCAGTGTAACGATTGTACACCCTACCATAATTGGAAACTTGATACCTAGGAAACCCGTCTATGTTCCTTCGTTTCTCAATTTTCCGATAATCTCTCATTTTTAGTCTCCCGGCGTTTTGTATAAAAACAATAGTCTCAAAAAACTCTATAGGAAAACGAGGTTGATATATTTATTTCTTGTATATATACATACCTACTCTCTCCTCCCTATACCTAAAGAAGTATATGCCAGGGTGCCATAAAGGAACGTTTTCCCAAGTCAGATAGGGTGCAAATCGCCGTCGTTCATACCGGCACCGCGTATTTTTCTGCCGGAAATCCACGTATATTCCAGCTTTGAATCGCCCAATTCTCATTAAACGACCGCTTCTCCTCCAAAGCCGCCCTCACCATTACATCAATGTAAGCACCCGAAACCAAGATGTAATAGTACAATTTAGTGAAAGGACTATTCAAACGGTCAATTCTCCCTTGAGCTTGTATATAATTTTTGTAAGAATAGGTCAAGGAATACAGCACCATCGCATCAGTTTCAATACAATTCCACCCCTCACCACCCGCAACATACTGAACCAAATAGACCCATCTGTCTGTTTCAGGGATCGAGTCATGACGGTGCCCATTCCACTCCGCAACGGTTGTTTCATCATGCAAGGCCCTTAGAATTTCGAGTTCGTAATCAAAATTGTAGAAGATGATCAACTTAGGATGACATCCCATAAGCATCCGAATCATTTCAAGACGACTTGGATCGCTGTTCACAATCCGTCTCATCAAGCGCCAAAGTTCAGCAGCATCTTTGATCGGATGATTGTAAGTGTCATCCCAACGACTCTTCAAAATTGCATCTAGCCTCTCTTTATCATAATCCACATCAAGAAAATTTAGAATCGGTGTGGTGTGTTTATCGTAAGGCATCTCTACCAAAATCTCATTGCGCAATCGCTCGAGTTTTTGCTCTCCTCGATACCCTAAAACCTTTGGGTATTTTGTGTACGCCGCATACCACACATGCTGAAGCTTGAAATCAGTGATGTTCTGGTACCACCCGTTTGCAATGAAGACGGGGGCATAATCCAGCCAAACATCCCCCGGAGTTGCACTCAGCAAAATCCATCGGTTATTCTTGGCGATCTTCAGAAAATGCTTCACCCAAGCCCCATGCCCGATAAGTCTCTGCTCGTCGAAGATGAAGAACTGGTCCTTAACATCAGCGTAATTCCCGATGTTGTTCCACGAGTCTACGTGTAGTACCCCAGCAACCGTAGCATCAGCCAAAGGGCCAATGCCGAAACGAGCAGCCTCAGAATTCCAGTCAAGATTATCACGTTTCTTAGCCGTAGTAATGACATAGATATCCCTCAGCATTTCTTTTTTCATATAGTAAGCCAGAGCAACTGCGGACTTACCTGCGCCTACGCCTCCGTAGAGGATCTTTCCGTTATCGAGAAAATGTAAAGCTTGTTCTTGATGTGGCATTAATTCAATCACAGCATCCCTTCCGTAAGGATCGCAGTCAAGCAGGCATGCGTCCATTATTCCTCCGTATCCCACAAGACATACACCGCCACTACCAACCCGAGCAAAGCGAAGAGAATTATGACGATGATCATCAATCCTCCAATATGATTCCGTTGGCCAAGGCATCCCGACGAGCATCCTCCTTCAAAGCCAACCACTCCTCCGGAGTCATTTCCTTCTTGAACTGCATGAGTTCGACAGCCTTGACGTCCAATTCCCCTTGAAGATACGAAAGCAGTTTCAACGTTCCCCCTATTCGAGTCGCTTCTTCAATTCAGTCGAGAACTCCTGTGCCTTATCCCCCCAGAATTGCTCAGCCGTCCTCTTGTCTTTCGTGTTCGTCAGCCAATCTGAGATCTCCCCCGCAAGTTTGGGACTGAGAGACTCAGACATCTTCAACATCTTGATCTTCTCTTTGATGTGCTGTCTTACGGCGTATCCACCGACAAATACCCCCACAGCAAATACGGAAATGACTCCGACGATCTTCGAATTCGATTCGTTCACGTGTCTCCTCAAAAATTAAAGGGGATAGAACCTGTTACCAGATTCCTCCCCCATTGGGTGTTCGGATTCCCTAACCTTCGTAAGCGTGAATCCAGAAAACTCCGTCGGTTCCTTCACCGATCTTGTTAGCACGCAAATCTGCGAGCTCTCGATCAACGTTCTCGAACCATTGGGTCAACTGCCCGAGGTTTTTGGCTTCCTTCTTCCGTTCCTTTCGGCCCGGCTTAGTAGCCCAAACTCCTACAATCGTACCAAGGCCCAAGCCTGTGATGAAGAGCGACAATTTCTTGTGCTCCTTGATCCAGTTCTTGAAATCTTTGTAGTCTTCGTACATTAATTACTCCCTCTAGTCGTGGGTTCCATTATAGAAGGTGCAGAATCTGCGAAAAATGAAAAGGGATAGAACCTGTTACCAGGTTCGCCCCTTTGGGTTTTGTCTCCCATTAACCTTTGGCCTCGATGATCCAATACTCTCCATCAGGCCCAGGAAGGACCGAGGCTCCACGAGCAACTGCGTCACCGAGTGCTAGCATGCGAGCTGCTTCTTCTTCTTGCTCTGCTTTCGCTGCTTTGATAGCAACGTAAACCAGGCCTCCGTAGACAGCAACAATCGCAGCTACCATTCCGGTAACGGCAAGTTCCTCTTTGTAGTCCTTGATCCACTTCTTGGTCTTCTTGAATTTATCACTCATAATGATCCTCCAGTTGGTGGGTTCCATTATAGTGTATGTAAAATTTGCGTCAGTTTTCGTATTCCTCCACATAAACCTTGCGAGTCTCGATGGCCTGCATGTGATGCTTTGATCTTTTATCCCAAAGCAACACATTACCTTCCCGCCGGTAGATGTTGTTCTCCCACCAAATACACTCGGCCACAAACTCTCCAAGCTCTAGCTCCGCATCATCGAGCATCCTCATTGACACCCAGAGATCCATCCTGCTCCTTAAGAAACCAACGGGCTTGATTCTTCATGCCCTCGACCGTAATCTTCTCGTCATTCCGCATCCGTTGCAGACAACCTCGTATAACTTCCGGCATAGGTTGAAAGTCGTAATCCTCATTAAGATAATGCCGAATATCTCGACTGTAACTGCCGGGATGCTTTTCGAGAATTTCGAGAATTGCTTTTTGCATCGGTCGACTATCCGTGTATGGTCTTGGTATATGGCTTGACTTAAGACCATTGAATATTTCGGCATCGACCATGAGAAAATCTTCGCCATCAAAACAAACGGTTCTCTCTTTTGTGATCTTGACCAAAGTCACATTCGTGTAATCTTCCATGAAGCATTCCTTTGTTCTGAAAATGAATGGGGAGTGGGCTAGGCGACAGATACAACCCAACCCACCCCCCGATCCGTTCGCAGCCGTGGCCTTGCAGGCTACCGCGACTGTTGCTGAGATCCTGCAAGGGAAATCTCAGCTCCTCTTCTCCTTTCGGTATAGACCGCCGATTGTCGGTCATTAGAACGAACGGACATTGCTGATGATCGTCTCTCCGATCTGTCACGCCTAGTTCGCGCTCTTACGCTGACACCCGGCGTCCGGTGGATCGATCAGAGGCCCAACTTGCGAAAGACCTCTGAGATTTCGTCCTTACGAACCGTGTAGTTCGTAAGGCAATCGTCGCAAAGGTTGAAGGACACGTAGTCCCCAACATAAGCAACCATGACCGTCGCAGGCTTGTCACAGGTGTGACACTCTGCGGATTCGGGGTGTAGGTGCCACCCTACGATGTCGATCTGTGCTTCCACGATCGATCCTCCAGACTGACAGGCACTTCCTGTCCACATGGTATATGTCAATCTGGACAAAGGCTTGAGTGGACCGGGCCCGGCCTTAGCATACTCGGCAGCGCATCCGAGGACGAGCATCGTCGTTCTCGAATCCGGTATACTCCTGACCCGATCCACCCAAGGTCTGAGGGCGGCCTGACAAACGTGATACTATAGGCGGGTGGCAAATAATATCACATATTACAGACAGTAAGATTACTATCCAACGGGGGTCCGTTTCACGATAGCATCTTAGCGCCCTGTGAAAGTATGAAGACATCACCGCTATAGTCTCCCATGGTAGCATTGATACGTTGAATCACTAGCAAATTCAACGGCTGGACTGAACCAGATTTCTCTGGGAGTAGCTACCTCGTCAAAACCTTGCTTACGCGTTCGCCCGAGTCTTCCACAACTTGGCTGTGACAAGACCGGCGCCTACGAGAAGGGCGACAGAAATCGCACCAATGATCCAACGCTTCATCGATTTTCCTTTCTACTCGTCGAGATTGCAACAATCGAAATCAAACGAATCCTCGTATAACTCGCCCTCCTCCTTGAGTGAAAAACATAAAAAAAAGTGAGAGAGGGTCGCAATATTAGGTGCGACTTTAAAGATGGTTCTCTAAATCCATCTCCTTCTCATTATAGCAAGTGCGTTTTGTGCGAATCAGTAATTCCGGTTCCGATCCACTTCCATGAACTCCAAGAAGGGCTTGAGCTCCTCGGTTTCCAACACGAATTGGTTGTTGAAAACCCTCTTGGTGTAACAACGAACGTTTCTTCCCATCTTCGTCATGAAATACCCGGGATAGACGTAGTCCATGTTGGGTACCAAGTTGGAATCCACGACGATGTATTTCGTACCGTCTACCTCATCCATGCGAAACTCACCAATGTACTTAGCAACTTCTTCGATATTGTCGACGGTGATCTCAATCCCACGTACGACATACGGCTTTCGAACAAATCTGGCAAATTCCATGGGGGATCCTTGTTCGTGTTTTTTGTTGTTGGGCCAAAGTTTAGGTGTCATGCGTTACCAGGAGGATTCTCGTTAATGGCGTACTTACGCTCTAGTGGATCTTCTTCAATTGTCACAAATAGAGTTTGTAGATATGCTTTAGTTCCGGACTTACCGTTGACCGTCCAATCATAACCCCTTGCAATGAGATCCGCAGTTTTAATGTCAGCCCAATCCAGGATATCAACTGAGCTTTCATCAAGCTGTGTTCGTGATGTAGAGGTTATGAGAACGACTCTCGGTGGACGGTTCTTGAAATTGACTGCTACTGAAATATATGGAACAGCCGCATCACCTTCCTCTCGTGCTTCAAGATATCGAACGTTCCAACCATCCTCAAGCATTGCCTCAGCGATGTCCTGAGGGAGAATAACACAGAAGTTACGATCTCCTTCTCGGTTGTACTGTCCTTCCTTACCTACAAAATTACGGAAAATGATTGGTGCATCTTCTACTTGGAATGTTTTTGCTGCATCAGCCATCAAATCTCCTAACTCACTAATCGTTCGTATGGCTCGAACTCTTCGAGTGCTTCAATCGCATCTGCCTTTAGCTTTTCGAAATATGACATGTCGATATCAAGCTCACCAATGGAATCTCGATAAGCAGCAACCTCTCTTTCAATCCACTTGTGTCCCTTGGTTCCTGTTACGGCGTATTTCTTCTCATCCTTGATTCTCCAGAGATCTCCACCATTGTATACTGGGACGAACGATCCTGTACTTCCGACAAGTCGCATGTCGCTAAGTTCACCACTTCCGACGGTATCCAAATACATTCGTCCCTGGACGACATTCTTGGTCTCACAGTAATCGTCAAATTCAAGGGGATCCCTTGAAAATAACGTCTTGAAGACGTAAGGATGTTGGAACTGAGCTCCCACAGCAGTCCAGTCCCCCCCGCCACAAGCAACATATACCGCATCGTTGATAAGACAGAACCTTTCGTACGTCGTTTCGAGCTCGAACTCATACCCGTATTCCCTCCCAAAATGAGTAATGAATTGGATAATGTTTTGATCTGCATTCGGAATCTTGATCGAATCCGTCTTGATGTGGATAGGTCTATAACCATGCTCTTGAACAGCATGCTTCAAGTCAATCATGAACAACGCACCACGTTTGGCAACGATGTTGTCTTTGTTTCGATTATCTCTGAACGGATTATCGAAATGAGCGCTCGTCAATCCATAGACGATGTTGATAACGATTTTGAGAGCGTAAGACAAATCATTCGCCGCTGCAATATCGTACACCTCTTCTCTGTCAACCAAGAACTTAAATAATCTACCATCGAACATCTTACCAGCCGTATCGTAATCTTTTCGTTTAATGGCTATTCGTGCCTCAAGTAAGTCATTAAAGTTCTTGGTATATGGCCCAAAGAGATTGAGCATCTTGATGCTTGTTGGGTGCATAGATGAAATATCCAGCACCGCTACATTCTCGTAGTATCCAGGTTCGGAATATACATACCCACCCTCGCCCGTTACTTCCCCACGATAAGTACTTTGGGTTCCCTCGTACTTATACCCCGGGAATTGTTCACTCAAATCCGTATAGATGAATTTCCTCTGTGGATTCTTGTCATTGCCGAATATGATTTTGGCAGTATGTTGCTGTGTTGTGTGATTGATAGAAAGACCAGATAGCTCAGCCAAAATTCGTCGTGCGACAAAATCCTGATACCGTGAATTGAATACGGCCTCGGTAGATATGACATCGTTGACGCAATACTCCTCCACTTTGGACCAAAGCCCTTCATCAACAGGTTGATCCCAAGGAAGATCAAGCTCTTGATGATGAATGCCGAGTTCAATCTGAAACTTCTTCAATCCTTGCTTCTTAGAACTAAAGTCGTAAATATCAGCATATGAGAGGTTGTATGCTTCTCCAAACATGGAAGAACCGCTATTATCGTAGATAATCTTCTGACTAAGCAAATATAGCTCTTCGAGGGAGAAACCTAGATACCGTGCATAAAGAATGTGATTGTCATACCTACGATTATTGAACCCAACAAGCTTTTGTCGGAACATTGGTTCGATATCTTCGGCTGTAGGATTGATCATACGAACGACTATGTCTGCGTCCTGAACCTTCCAACATACGATGAAGAGATTGGGATATACCTCGACATCAAAGAAGATCAATGGCTTATTATCATCATCAGCCGTTGCCATCTCTTGCTTACCAACAAACTGCATCGTCTGTACAATCTTAATGCACGCTGGAGCCTGATGAGTGCTCTTCGCAGCGAATGCCAATATCTTTGAACGCATGTCTCGAATGTCATAACTAAGTCCATCGGCGTATGCTTCTTCTAGAATATGATGTATAAAATCAATGGATGGTTTTGTCCCCGGATGAATCTCCTTTCTCAAATTTCGTTCGATTATCTCTCGAAGCCCTTTTTCGCTTTGGATGCTTTTAGTGTTGATCATTTTTCTCTCTTTTCTCGCCAATCCTCCGGGAAGAGTCATGATGTCGAGATTGTTACACTTAGTAAGTTTCCTTCTAAGTGCACTGTCACCTAGCAACGTCTTGACCTCGATATCAATATCAAAACTGGAATCCAAGTCATGAACATCACCAGCATAAATATAATGCAGATGTAGACCCTTTCCGCTTCTGCTGAGTTCAGTATACGTTGGTGGTAACTTCGAAGCCTCCTCAATGTTTCTCTCAAGATCCTTTTCACCGTTTTCGTCCCGCAGATCGAAATCGATCACGATATGCTGCTCGGGAACTTTTACGAAATGCAACTTGGTCGGATCAATATCATTTAAAGTCTTGGTGACCCGTTCCCATTTCTTACTTGGATATCCGTTACTCTTGGCTTCCTGCGCTGGTTGATGAGAACACGCCGTGTTAAATGCAGAAGGCCAATTATCACGATCATAATCAGCAAGCTCAATAACGTACGACGTGTCCGGTACGAAAGGTATAGGTCCTTGCTCCGGAAGGCCCTTGAAACCGAGGTAGACACTTCTGTACTCCTTGTCTCCGACAAAATGTCGATCTTTGAATTCATCGAAATAACTTAAGAGCTCGTTTCGAACCTCGTGGTATTGAAGACGTTTGACAATGTTTGCTTCTTCGCAGTAAACCTTGTAGAGCTCCCATATCTTCTTGAGTTGCATTGCATCCGTAGACTTGAAGATATCGAAGTGTGCTTCAACAAAATTGTAAAACGTGTCTGTCAACATCATCATCTTCGTTGGGATATAGTTCTCGTAGTAGAACTTACCCATCTCACGATAACGTTGCAGGCATTTGTATGCGATCGGACCTAGTTCAAAGTTGATGTTCTCAACCAGAATATGATACCGACCAGGCTCAATCTTTACATTGGTTGGGTGGACGTCGATCAATCGTCGAGTGTTACCTGCCTTTGCGTCGGTAATCTTCACCGGCTTGTTAGTACCCATAATCAGAAAAGCATTTGGACGAATCGTGAATGCTGATCTGTATTTGACGTTGAGCTGCATTGAGTCATGACCAACAATCGAATTCAATCGAGAATTATCCTCGATCCTGGAAAGATCGCCATCATGTTGAATGGCTACTAACGGATTGTCCTCGAAGGATTCCATCGCAAACGTTCCGTTGTTACTGGTAAGAGCTTTGGCTTCAAAGGTTGCGACATAACCTTCAAAGAGCTTTTCAATGATGGATATGATGGTCGATTTACCACTGGCAGGCGGCCCATAAAATACCAGAAACTTTTGGATCCACTTCGAGTCACCTGCAACAATAGCTCCGATAGCCCATTCAATTTTGTCCCTCTCTTCTGGAGCATACAAGACATCTACTAATTCGTCCCATGCATCTGTTCTCCCATCCGTAAGAGAATATGGAAGTCTCTTGCTGACGAAATCTTTCTTCTTGACTTCCGTGTTGGCAAAGGTAATGTTCTCATCCAACGGATGATAGTTACCTCTGTCTGGAAGATTTCGAATATACCTGTTGAATCGTTCCCAGCTACCTGTACTAAAGTTTCTGGTCAACAACGGTTCAACAATCTGGCCTTTCTGTCCCATCTCCTCGACGAAAGTCATTAGATCAGAGTCTACAGTTCTCTGTACGTCGAATTCATTCTTGGACCACATTCCACGTGAATCATCCCAAACAGCGTAGAACGACCCACCTCTAACCATCAAATCATCAAAATGATCAACAATCCAATCGGGATACGCTTGAGGAAATCCTTTTTGTTCTTTTGTGCGTATTCTATAAAAGTCCACGTACCCCCTTTCATGCACTCTCTTCTTGATCGACGAGATACTCACAGAACTGACGCCAGATCTCGATATGCTTTTGATCTGCTGTTGACATTCTTAATGGGAACAAACTACCATTACCATGCTCGTCATAAGTTCTCCAAATAAGTTGATCCAATATGTCAACAACTCGATTTGGATCTATGTTGGCATCATTGAATTCTTTCAACCCAACGTTCTCAATCATCTCCCAGAACCATTCACGAGATGGTCTATCTGTTAACCACTCGGCCCTCCTGGAAAATGCAACCAGCATCTCAAGTACTGAGCATCCAAGGACAGTTCTCCAATCTGGATTATCCGGAAGCTCCTCCATGAGAATAAATTCCCTCCGGAGCTCTTTTCCATCTTCGACTCTGTTATCGTCACCCATTAATTCCCAGACAAATTCGGTTCTATGTAAGATACCGAACAATGCCCAATACGTTAACCCGGGACTTGTTTTTCTAGTATCGATGACTTTCGCACAGAGCCAGTTGAAATATGCGTTTTCAAAAGGCTCGTTCATGATCAGTCCGTTCTAAACTTACGCTGATGAAAATGTTTAAGGTCATCATTTAGATCATCTTCCATTTCTTGTCCTAGAACTTGAACTGTATAATGCCCGGGTTCAAGCAAAACTTCATATTCAGCTTTCAGGGTATCGTTACGAATATAAACGACACTCGGATCGTTTGACCCATGTCCAAATTTGAGATCCCCTACAATCTTGTCTTTGTTGTAAATAGGTGTATCCGTTGGATCGCAGAGAATATCATCTCCCTTGTAATAGTTGAGCGTAGATTGGTAATACCCAGTTTCATTTGCGCTATACTCGATAACAGTAATTACGTAAGGTGCTTCGGTAGTACGACTTGCTACCTCTTTCTCATGATCCCACCCACTAGCTTTCTCCGGGGATATAGAAGAACGTAGCTCAGCGGCATATTCATCGAAGGATCTTTGAGGTTCTCCTCCTACCCCTCGAAGAGCGTGCTTTACCTCATCAACCAAATGTACGAATCTACGTTCTTGTTCTTGTGTTCGATAATTCATTTCAACAAGCGCATCATTGAAATGATTTATCACTCCCCTTAATTCTTCTGGATCCTCATCCTCAAACTGTTTCTTAAATGTCAAGGTTGTAACAACTCCAGCAACCATCGTTGTTACTGCACCTGACACAAATGAAACGACCCCGATTACTGTAGGAGTCGTCCATTCTCGTTTCCATTGAACTAGCACGTATCCTCCCTTAAATCAGGTCGTAGATAACGCCATCGACATTGAAATCAAGCCAAGTAACAGGATCGTTTCCAGCAATAAACTCGGGATTCCGATTGACTGCATCAAATATCCCAAAATCGATAAAACCATCTCCGTCACCATTCTTCAACCAACCAACAACTGCGCCAGGAGTTGAGTCCTCAAAACCTAGTCTGTCGTACACATCATTGAGAAACACGTGGCCGTACACTTGCAGTTGATCGTTTGCCCACTTCTGTTGACACTTTATGAACATCATGTTGAGCTCGGCACTACCTTGCCAATGCTTGGTAGCTCCGATATCAAAGCACCTTGCGTACGGAGACCTACCAGCAGCGTCAACAACCTTTACAATTTCCGGATTCCCCTCTTCATCCGTAATCACTTTCTTACTTACAGCACGATAAATATCAAGTTCTTTTTCCTCACCAAACTCTTCACGAACACGATTGCGATAATCGACATATGCCTTTTGGACTGCGGCATAGGCTGCCATCAACGCCGTGTTTCGTCGAGTCATCTGAATGTGTGAACCAGCCAATGCAACAATCGAGATCACACCAAGACCAACTGACGGTCCGTACAACTTCGTGATTCGAATTGCGACCTTGCTGTGAACGTAGATCATATCCTTTCTATACTGCTGAACAGGATATGCGCTTGTTCCTTCTTCAATCTCTTTCTTAATTGTGTTGAGATTCTCTTGATCATTCATTGCGTCATCAAGCACAGATTCCAATTTCGTTGTTGCTCTGCATGCAAGAACAGCACTGACAACGACACCAATCAACCCAGCACCAAACCAAATATGAGGAGACTGCTTCTTTGTGTGTAGAAGAGTTCGACTCATCTTTCTTGTAACCGGTTCGAGATTAACCTTCACAGTTGCCTCCTAGTCGAGATCTTCGTATGGTGGTAGGTCGATCAAAACGCCTTCACGAACTGTACGAATTTCTGCATTATGAAGATTATACCAACCCCATTTGTGATCCACAGGAGATGTTTCCAATCCTAGAAGTTCTTTGTAATCAGCCACCGATACCACTTGATATTTCTCAAGACAGCTAAACATGTCTTCTAAAACCGAATCGGCTTCTGCTCTTGTGGGAACAATGATGTTATTGAAATATCGTTTTGTGGTGGCTCTGTGTGCACGTCGTGATGGGTTGTCAAACATTCGTGCTTCGATGATTTCAACATCTCTTGGATCGTTAGGAAATGGACCACCACGAGACCATGTGGTGTTAACTCGTGATGTTTGAACAGGTCTGTTGTATTTTGTTCGAGATTCCAGGGGCATTGGACGATTACGAGTGGAGTCTCCGAAAAGTACTTTCTCAGAATAAATCCACATCATATTGAGTGCCAACTCTTTGACTGCAGGAACAAACACGTCGATGACAACGTCTCTGACAGCCATTTTAGGATTTCCCCCGAGGAAAACCGTTTTTGCTTTGTAAAGTATTCCCTTAGGTTTTTGAATTACTTTTCCTTGTACAACTCTTTCGATTTTCTTCTCTTCTATTTTGGGTTCTTCTCTTGGCATCTTTGAGTTACTCTGATAATTAATATCACTCATATTACTCCTCTGGTACTACGGGTGGAGCGGGAGGAAGCTGCACATCTTTGACTTCTTTTATGTCAGCGATAGTAGCTTGAATCGTTTGGGTAGAAAGATCAACCTGCATATCATCTGGAAGAACGCCTTTGAAAAATTTGTCGAGTGCGTTCTCATCATTCGTGATTTCATGAAACAGGGTTGCAAATGCACGATGCTGAGAGAATTCCAGTCGAATTTCGTCACTCTTGATGAATCGCTTACCGTCCTCAGATCTTAGACCATAAGACGCAAGAATGAGATCTTTGAAATCTTCCATTCTAATAACCAAAGATTTCAAATCTGCAGTCCTTACTGTCTCCGCTGAAATATCTTCCAGATTTTCAAAACGAGCTATGAATGTAGCGAATTCTGGAGCATCAAGATTGAAGTAAAATTTTTCAGTCTGTTCTACACCATCCACATCTTTGTAGGTAATGAAACGAATGAGCACTATTAGTCCTCCCTAGGTCCTTCTGGCTCGGTAAGCTGCCAAAGCAGCGTCATATCCCAGTCTTATGAAATGATCAACGAGCAACGCTGCAAATCCGGCAAGCGCCCATTTTGCAATTTTATGATTAAGTTCATCTGTATCGGCCTCGACTTGTTTTGCCACAAGCCCTTCGAGTTTTTCAAGCATGGTTCCTCCGATTGAGTCATAAAATATAATGTGAGTTGGGGATACCTTCGTGTAAGGCACCCCTTCTCACTATAGCACGTGCATTTTGTGCGACTCAGAGAGACACGACGTAATTGTAGTCAAACGCAAGGCATGGCCGTCCGTCATCCGTGAGAATCGAGCTGTAATCCACCTTCAACAACTTACTGGACGTCCATCCAAGTTGACCAGACGGAGAAGTTTGACCAAGACCTACCATGTAGTAGAAATCGTTCAACGTTTGGTAGTCATGAGTCAAGAGCTTCTCGTTGAGATCGTTCACTGACTTACGCAACTTCTCCATATCACTAGAGAAATATCGGCCAGTGTATAGCTCACAGCACAGAGTGTTTCCCGGACCTATCATCAACACATCGTTTGACGGAGGAGGATTCTTCTTTATCTTGTCTTCGGCTATCTCAGCTCTAATGGTTTGATCCTTACGGTCACCGAAGTGTTCGACAACTCGATTTCGATATTCAGAATATGCTTCCTGGGAAACGGCAAGCGCAGTTTGAGCAGCAATTGTCTTCTGAACTCCTATTCGGTGAGAACCAGCAATGCAAGCAACTGTTCCGGCTCCACAAATCACTGTTGGAATGTAGTACTTCCAACCGACCTTTACTCGCTCCATTATGCGAACTCTTACGTCATCGTCGACTCCATGAAGTTCTTCCCATTCATCAATTTCTTTGTATGCTTTGATGGAGGCTCTTCCTGACAAATATGCGGTCATGAGCGTACCAACACCGGCCATGACAGAGAAAATTAATGATGAATGATTCTTCGATGTAGTTCTAAGTAAATTGGTGATGGTGTTCAGATTTTTCATCGATTACGCATCTCCCTTACGAAGATCCAAATAAGCCAGAGCCCGCAAGTAAGAAACGTCATGAAGACGTCTCCGAGAAATTTACCAAATCCGTATTGTTTCTTGGGTTGGTTGTTTATGATGTACCAATATTCGGGCATTCAACACCTCCTTTACAAAATTGGGACAAATATGAGAGAGGGTGTGCCCCTCTGTACATATCAGGTCTTTCAGAGATCCTTACGGATCGCCCTCTCTCATTATAGGGCGTGTTATCCGTGCGGAAAATATAAAGGAGAGCCCACGTGGGCCCTCCAGTATTTGTTGGTGTCCGAGATGACTACTGTCCTGTCATCATGCGGTATTCGCGTTGCCTAGTAAGGGTGTTCCGAGCCCGCGTCTTGCTCGCCGTGTCGACTACCACAGCAACTGCCGTTACAGCAGCCGCTCCGATAGCGATGACTTGCAAGGGGTTCTCGTCCCAGGCCTTCTTCAGCTTGTCTTTGAAACTCATGATTAACCTTTCTTGTAGGTTACCTCTTCCATTATATGACATGTGAAAAATGCGTGCGAAAAGGAGAGCCCGTGTGGGCCCTCCAGTATTTTTGGGTTGTTGGTTGACGATTATTCCTCGTCGTTGGTCAGCGGCTTGTTGTACTTCGCCTTCTTCGCCTCGAACCTGGCCTCGGCGCGCTCGTTGTACAACTTCCGCAGCTTGCCGATTCCGAAGACGGCCGCAACCGTGACACCAACTACTCCCGCCGTGTAGGCGAAAAGCAGCAGTGCTCCGTTTGCGTCCTTCTCCGAACCGACCGGCTCCGGTGTCGTAGCAACGACCACGTCGGGCGTGTTCTCGATGACGTCTTCCAGCATTTCAAACTCCTCTGATTGATGGGGATATGTCTTCCATTATATAGAGTGCGTTTTGTGCGAAAAAAGGGAGAAGCCGTGTATATATAGCTTCTCCCCATTGAAATCACTCCTCTTCTTGTTGGGTGATAATGCAACCTTGCTGAAACAATCCAATCGCTCGATAATTCGCCATCTCACCATTAGCATAGAACGTCGGGTATCCCCCTCCTTTTTCACGATCTGGGTTTGCAACGTATGCAATTGCAACCCAATCCACGATTACATCGTTGGGGTCATAATCTTCGTTCGCTGTCATTGCTTGTGCGATAGCGGCTTCAATTAAATCGGATGCCTCTTTGTCGGTCATTTCACCTCCTTAGATAGTGGCTTCCATTATAGGAGGTGTTAACCATGCGAAAAAGGAGAGCCCGTGTAGGGCCCTCCGAATTTTGGGTTTTTGTGAAGTTCAATTTCTTATTAGGAAATCGTCCTCAATTTCAATTGGAGTCTTGTCTTGATCGATGGCATTGATTGCTGTAGTGATTTTCCTTGCCACTTCGTTGTAAACCTTGTCGTCGCCATCTTCGAATTCAATCTCAAGTATGGGTGAAACCTTAGGATCCCAAGGGGTCCCGGCCTCACTCAACTTCGTCTGTGCATCGAAGTAGGCGGTTAGAAAACGGTTGTAACGAAGAGCTTGCTCTTCACTAAGCTCTACCTTCAAAATCGAGTTGACTCCGAATGAATATGTCGGCATGACTTTCCTTTCGTAGTTGTTCTTCCATTATATGAGGTGTTAAATATGCGTCTTCTTCTCAGAAATCTTCCCCCGGGAAATTTTTTAGCCTGAAAATATCAAAATGCTCTGAGACCCCTCTATATGGCCTCAGGATCGATTCACCCCCCATTCCGGGGCAAATATGCGGGCACCCCTCTAGAAACGTCTTAGAAAGACACACAGAGGCCTCAAAAAAATATAGCAAGTGTAAAAACAACGAGAAAACACAGGAACCATGTAAAACTCTTTCGAATCTCACACAATTCCTGTGCTTTCACTACTTTTGGCATTCTTTGTCTAGTTCCTCCATCTCAGAAGGCCCATGCTCTTTGTCGTCCATACATGCCTCTGCTCGTATACGATGACGAGCGTGACAACGACGACATTTCCAGCAATCATGGCAATCGTGTCCCAACTGACTTTGCGTGAGGCCTTAGCTTGTTTCTCTTCGGCCTTCATCTTGTTCAGTTTGGCAAGATTGTCCAGCATCGCTGGGTAATCCTCGTGATCAGGCCCATGCTTTCGCATATCGGCCAGAACTGCTTGAATGGGTTCATCGAATATGGACTGTCTTTTGACGAGTCGCTCTAACATCGAAATCCTTTCGTAGCTTCCATTATATAGAGTGTTATTACTGCGGATTTCAAATATCGTCCTCGTCAGAGACATCTTCCCCAGAGACCTTAAATGAGATCACATCTTTGTCTCTTAATTCGTGTGGATCCGTCTCAATCTCTAGTAAAAACGTTTGTTTACCATCATCATCTTTCTTAATCACAAGCGTTCCATCGTATGGTGCCCTGTTCCGTAATAACACACCAATCCATACTCCAAGCACAAAGAAAAACACAAATAGCATGAAGACGAAGATGAGTTCGACCACATCAGGCTCCTGGAACAGATAGGGTTGGGTGTCCACTTTCCCCATTTTCGTCTTCAATCTCTACGTACTCGGTAACACGCATTGTTTGAATTTGACCGAAATTTCCATCAAGAGAAACCAAATCCCCAATGTTATAATCCTGGCGATACTGATATTGCGTGATCTTTGAAATATCAGCTCGACTGATTCTGACTTCTTGCTGGCTTTTAAGTGCTTGTCGACCCCTAACGTCCATTCTAGTTCGAATCGTGGTTAACAACGTACCCGTAGGGGGAGCACTTAGATTACCATCAAGATCATCGGCATCTACCAACATAATCCGTCTGTCATACTTTGTAGGACCAAGAGTCACCACGGTAGACACATAACGACCTGCTACGAAAGCACAATTCTTCAATTTCTTGTTAGTGAACAGATAATCAGCAGAATCGAGGTCCCCTTCTCTCCATGAGAAATGAACCGTAGCTGATCTATCCACGCCATTAAATATATACAATACTGTATTGTTTGCGTTTCCTGGCGTTGGTGTTCCGAACGAATTTCTTCGAACTGTCTTGATTCCAAGATCGTTAATAGCTAATAGCTCTTGAAGACGTTGAAGAACTGGTCCACGACTAATAACACGTTCTTCTGCTAATGTTGGTTCGTTAGTTACTGAAACTTGTGCAACAACGTTATTCAAATCATCGTTATCATCATAAGAATTGTTGATATGTTGATTAACCAAGAAATTACATTGAGTAGAAACCACATTAGCTGGCAGAATATAATCAGTAAGCGTTGATGATTGCTTAGCCAAACTTATTCCGACAATTCGATGTTCGAGAAAACTCTCAAAGCTTCTACCAGTAATTACAAGCGTTGGGTCTTCTTCAGTTTTCTCAGCAATTTCATGATTTTCAACGATCATCATCTCCAAAGTATCTATGTGGGAAATGATCGATCCTAGCGGTAGAAAATCTCTCAAGCCCATACTAAGCTGTGATTGAATCTCAAATTCTCCTGTATCTGCATATCTTTCCACCCACATGATACTCTTATAACCGTGTATTGCTTCACCCTGCTGCAAAACCATGTCAGGAGTAAAATAGAATTTAAACAAATCCATCATACCCCCCAGTAAGCCGGGTAATACTCCAAAGAGTTCCAATTCAGTTGTGGGAGAGTTACAAACTGAAAAGAATTGGATCCAGGAAATATAGTTGGCCACAAAGAACCGGGCGTAATTCTATCCATCAAATATGTAGTAACTCCAGCACGCACCATGTAGATGTATCTATTAGAATTCTCACTTGAGAAATATAAAACATCTCCTGAGAGAAAATTACTGGCTGGAACTACTTTGAATGTCCATTCTGGTGATGTTGGATCGTCCTGAATCAAATATTGCGTTGTGGTAGCTTTGAACGTCTGCTGCATCGTGAAACCGTGTGGAGCTGTCGACAAACTATCAGGAACGATGACAGGATTAGTAGCTTTCAATTCGGTTGAGGCGAAGGTAACCGGATTGATAGCTCTAAATATAGGATCATCGCATCGAATCGTGAGTTGTGCTTCCGGTAATTCAGTAAAATATGGAACTTCAAACTTAGTAATAAATCCCTCAATTTTACAAACGGTCGTAGCACCTGAACTGAAATGCAACGTAACGATTCCCATTCTACTTGCAGATATAGCTCGATACAGTTCGTCTCGAACGTCTGAAAACGTTTCGTCTAGATTGAAACGAGGATTCAACACAACCCGTATCACAATTTCTCTTGCCTTAAGCCCAAACTCGTAAAATCTTGGGTTCGTTTTCAAACCAACACCATAGAATTTGGGAACGAGTTCTTCTGCATCCAAACCAACGATGTTTCGAACCACATACTGATCTGATGGATCGGCGTTACTTAAACTAAAGTTGATGGCTTCTGACAGAGTCGATGAATATAGAGCAACGCGTGTAATTCTCATGGGATGCTCAACTCTCTCTTAGCCATCGTAATTTGGTTACGAGTTTGCTTGTAAATATCCGCAGTAGATAGTTGTTCTGGAGCATAGATGTTTTGCTGGAAACTAACTTGGCCCGCTGTTGCTGTAGACTCAGTCGTTCCAGTAGTCTTAATCGCATTGGTATCGGCAGATATGAGACGAGCTTGACTCAATGCTGGACTCAACGTTGATGCTGAAATATAATCGGTAATCTTGGATGCATCCTCAGCAACTCGTGTCAAATCCAAAACTGGTGTGATTGTTGGATTGAATTCTTCGATGTCACCAAGTTGATCAACAATCTTTTGGAAACTGGTATTAACAGCATCCGAGTTAATTAGCTGATCGGGATCGTTAACACTAGACAACCACTTGGTCATTGGACCCCATACATCTTTCATTCCAACCCAAAGACCATCGATAATGTTTTGACCCCATTCTCTTGTTACGTGGGAAGGAGATAGCAGTTTCCAAGGCGCCTTGAGCTTATCCTTCAAACCCTTGATCTTATCGCCAACCCAACTAGTCATTTTATCCCACACAGAAGTGATACCATTCCACAAGCCTTGAATGATGTTCTTACCAACGTCGACAAGCCATGTTATAGAGTTTGAAATCCATCCTTTGATTGCTCCTGGAAGACGGAGGAACCAATTGTTGACGTCCTTAATTTTTGCAGTGATTCCACTAAACAATCCACGAATAAAATCGGCACCCTTTTCGAACAAGATTCTTGCTGCGTTACCAATCCATCCAAGAATCTTACCGCCAAGACTTGTAAACCAACGGAATAGTGTTCCGATCATGCTATTCAAGCCATCGATAAGTCCTTGTATAATGTTTATACCAATTTCCTTAAATTTCTTCGACGGAGATTTGATGCCAAACAAACTCTTTATCAAATCCAAAATCTTTCCTGGCAATTCTGTAAACCATTTCAACAAACCAGGGAATTGCTGGTTAAGCCCTTCCAAGAATCCATCAATAAATGCTTTACCGAGACCAATGTATAGCGTAGAAGAAAGCTTACCAAGTCCTTCTGCAACACTCGTCATAATCTCAGTTATCATTCTAATCAACGAATCAACAATACTAGGAACTTGTTCAGTCATGGCATCAAGGAATCCAGTAATAATCTCACCAACGACCGTTACAATTTGTGGTATAGCATCTCGAATGGCTTGAAGGAAACTAAGAATAAGACCAATACCCAATCGAATGTATTGAGGAATGAATTCAGAAACAATTCGAATGATTTCAGTAAGAAGTTTACTGATGAATAGGCCAAGTTTTGGTACCAATTTGATGAGTTCATCAATAAGCAGTCCAAGAAGCTTTCCAAGACCTGCAACAATCTTCGGACCTGCGTCAAGAATCAGCATGATGAAATCAATGACACCCTTGGCGAATCCAGCAGCAAGAGCTGGCAATGCTTCACCAATTGCTTTGAGGGAATTGACAAGAGCCCTAGAACCCTTCTCACCGGCTTTGGCAAGTGCCTCGAATGCCTTGGCTACCATGAATGCCGCAGCACCGAACAAAGCAAAACCACCACCAATAAGCATTAGAGCAATGCCAAGACCCATCATTGCAGGAAGCGCAGGTGTTATGAGATATGCAGCAATAGCAAGAACAGCTAACGCTGCAGCTACTGCAATCAAACCATGTAGCAAATCTCCCCAGCTTATACTTGCAAATACCTTAAGAGCCGCACCAAGAAGCAGCAAAGAAGCAGCCATGATACCCATAGCAATTGCTCCTGGAATCGCTCCAACCATAGCTTGTGCTCCTATGGCAAGAACAATTAGAGAAGCTGCCAAAACAGTTAAACCTTTACCGATTTCTGCCCATGACATCTTCCCCATCATTCCAACTGCTTTTGCAATATAAACCAGAGCTACACCAACAGCAACCAATCCTGGGCCGATAAGAAGAATTTGAATAGGAAATGCTTCCATAGCCAAACCAATAAGAACAAGAGCAGCTGCCATAGTAACGAGTCCCTTAGCAACGTCTCCTACGCTCATGGCAGCAAACCGAGCTATAGCTCCTGCAATTATGGCTAGAGCACCGGCAACCAAAAGAAGACCAGCTGCCTTCAATGCCGAATCTTCTGGCATCAATCGTATTGCTCCAACCATTATACCTATGGCAGCAGCAACACCAGCCATACCTTGAGCCATCTCCGCCCAAGACAACATCGCAAATATCTTTACTACTCCAGCAAGAATGCTCAATGAAGTAGCAACCACAACCAAACCGAGACCGACTGCAATAAAGCTTGCTTGATCTTTCTGTAGAATCTTTACTACACCAACAACCATTGCTAGAAGAACAGCAACTCCGGTCAAACCTGTTGCCAATTCTCCCCAACTAAGTCCAGACAATGTCTTAGCTGCCCCAGCTAGAATAAGAATTGCTCCAGCCATAACAGTCATACCTATGGACATTGCAGTGAATTTAGCAGCATCCATCATACCAGTATCTACTTTAGTAATTATCGCCATTGCAGCAAGAAGTTGACCAAAACCAACTGACATCGCAGTCAATGCTTTGGTCAAAGCAACCGAATCAATCAGCGACAAAGCTACTACAGAAACAGTCAAGATGCCAATTGCTATAGCAATTTTCTGCAGTGCTTCGGCTTTGATCTTCGTTTGCATTACGCCCATAGTCTTAGTGAGCTCATCAAAGCTTTTACCAATCTTGGAAAACATTCCTCCACCAACATCAAAGCTACTTTGGAATACAGCTTTGAAGTTGAATCCAGTCTTGATAAGCTTTGCTAGAAGAACTCCAATTCCACCAAGAATAGCAACGTTTAGAGCATCGAGAGCGGTCTTGAACTGGCCGGAATCCAAAGCATCTGCAATCATGCCACCAAGAGCTGAGAAGAATTTCCCAAGAGCCTTTCCAACTATCTTGAGAATATCTAGAACTTTCATTAAACCTTTTTGAATTGGTGCCCAAACAGCTTTGAGCCTATCCAAAACAGCTTGAAGATTCTTGAATCTATCTCCAACTCGTCCTAGATTATCGCTAGCTTTCTTAGGAGCATCCGAGCTAAAAGCACCAAACAGAGTCATGATAGCATTCTTTAATTTATCCACGAAAGGAATAGGTGCTGTTATAGCTGTCAGAAGCTTGTCGAAGAAAGCCTTAACACCACCGCCCTTAACGAGAACTGCTTGTAGTTCTGTGAAAACATCAGCTATCTTGGCTGCAAATTCAGCAAAACCAGGGCCAACAGAACCGGTAAGTGCCTTGCCGAGATCAAATAAGAATCTAACACCTTCTTTAATAACAGTCCAACCTATAGACAATACCGCAAAGAAACCTTTGAATATACGATGCAGAAGAGTAAGCGTTTTTGCGCTGGGCGCCAAGGATTTTGCAAAGTTCTCAAAGGCAAGAGTCATTTCCAACAAACGTTTTACCGTCATAGGTGGAAATATCTCTTTGAATGCCTTTTGAATTGGAGCTATGATCTTACCAATGTTTATGAATGCAGTTTTCAATCCATTAAGGAGTGTTGTACGTCCACCAAATGCTTTCCAACCTGCAAGCATTTCATTACGGCGGTCAGCCATCTTACCAAAGAAATTACCTATGGTATTAGTTAAACCAGTAAACAACTTCTTGGATTCCGAAATATTACCAATAACAATGTCGAAAGTATCAGTCCAACCAGTACTGATAGACGCCTTAAGCGTCTCGCTCATCATGCTGAATGACTTGACGTCCTGAGCCGCCGCCCAAGCTTTCTTACCAATCGCAGTTGTTTGACTTCCATAAGCTTCCAACGTTCTGGTAAGAGCTGCAGAAGTCAACCACTGATCTTGCAGAGTTGTACTGAAGTTCTTAACATCGACCTTAGTGCCCTTTAGTGTTTTAATCGTACCATCAGTTTGCTTCTTAAGCGTCCCCATAGCAACACCAGAATCAATCAGCTGTTGCTTAAATTCCATAGTTCCCATGTTAGCTAGCTCGACTGATTTCCAGTCGATAAGCCTAACTGTACCTTGACCAATGGCTTGACCAAGGTTGTACATGGCTCTGGACGCTTCTTCTGAGTTAGCTCCGGCAAGAGCCGCTGCGTTAGCAATACCGATCATTGATTTCGTAGCAACAGGTAACTTTACACCAGCGTTAGTGAACTTGCTGATGTTTCCAACCATGTCACTAAGACTATAAATGGTTTTGTCTGCGTAAACATCCAGATCTTTAAGATTCTTTGTAACCGACGCAACACCTTCACCAGTACCAGCCATAATCGTTTGAGTTGCACCAATCTTCAACTCATAGTCTTTGAAGCCAGCAGTAATTTGATCCAAGCTCAGTGATTTGACAAGCTGAGTACCAACACTTATTGCTTTGCTAGTAATACCTGACAAAGCAGTAATTGCGATAGTACTCAAAGCCATGAAACTTTTACTAACGCCTTCAATTCCTCTCGAAATATGACTAACATCGACCTTACCGGCGGCGGCGCTTACATCGGTAAGACCTTTCTGAGCATTCTCCATCTTCAATGCTTTATCGAGCTGACCTAGACTAGTAATAGTACTTTGAATCTTCCTCTCAAACGAAGAGTTATCAAATTCGATCCGTACGATGCGATCTTCTACACTAGCCACGAGTCACCTCCATCCAAATATCAGTGACGATCTTGTCAAACAACGGGCGCATTGCGGGATTAATATAATCTCTTCCTACAACATAACCACCAGTTCCTGTACCGTGTCCATACTGAAGAATAAGAGCAACGTTTACACCACCTTCTACATCTTTGTTAAACCAATCAATAGCATGCTTACCGTTTTTATGTGTAACTCGATAACCCCAGGAACTAGCAGCACGTCCTGTGTCTACAGGCGTTGCGTTCGATAGGAGACTAACTCCAGTACTTCCGTAACGATCAAGGCTACGAAACATCTGTCCACTTTGCATACGTTCTAAATATGAAGTAGTTTTGTCAAACGATCCAGTAACACTGGCAGAGATCATGGAATTTCAATGATTTGGTACAGCCCTGGATATGTTGCTGCACCAGACATTTGAAACGTTTTCCCACTTTCAAGAGATCTAGCATTCAAATAAATGTTTTGATTTCCAGAACCGATAATAAGAGGTGCCATAAATGAAATCCATTGTGAATAAGGAAGCACATACTCACATTGAGCGTATTGTGGCGTTAGAGTAGGTGTGCCAGCACCAGCAATGCTAATCATAATTCTAGTATTAGCAACTGAAGGTTCACAACGACATTCAAACCGAACGTAATATTTTCGTCCTGATACTACTGAGATAGTTCGATTATATCCAGGAATGGTATAAGTAGTCGTCCCAATTTCAATACTATAAGACGTACGAAGAATTTCATACAATACCCGTGACACACCTGGAACAACAGCGGTTACCCACGCAGTACCATCCCACGTGTATTCATTACTAGTATCCGTTTCATAAATTTGAACGCCTTCATCACCCGTTGTCAAGCCTGTTGGACGAGTAGTGCTCGTACAAAGGACTCTCTGTTGGATCATCCAACGACTACCAGTCCATGTGTATTCGAGATTAGTATCGTTCTCTCGGATTCTAACGCCTTCGTCCGCAAGAACTACCGCAGGGCGAGTAGTACTTGTACAAATAATGTGATCTTCTAGTTTCCACCTACTACCCGTCCACGTTTTAACGAGATCGGTATCCTTTTCATAAATTGTTTTACCTTCATCAGCAGCTACGAGTGCTGGACGAGTAGTGCTCGTACAAATAATGTGTCCAGAACCCGCTGGTCCACCAGCACCAGTAGGTCCTCTAACATTTCCAGCATCAATATCTGTTCCACCTCTAGTAATCAAATGAAGATTATTACCGACAACATTTCCATCGATAATGGTGGCAGCTTCCATTGCAAGCATTCGATCTTTGGTCAACCCAGTTACAGTTACGTCGGCCATAGTCCATCCTCATTCTTCTCACTACTGGTGATTGTGTATGTATCCGCATCCAAATATGCAGCAGTATCAGTTACAATTTGGAAAGTAGTCGAATCAAGCATGGTAATAACTCCTGGCAACGGAGAAGACGCAGACCATGTACCGTCGCCATGATCAGTAACAACAAGTCGATTCCAGTCTCTAATAAAAGTAGCTAACGCTTTGAGCGAAGGAAGATATGCATCTCTATCATCGCCACCATACAAAATTTCTTCGATATCATTAAGCAAAGCTGGATCCATCTTACGACTATCGAAGATTACATGTGCAGTAGGACGATAGTTTTCGATTTCTTCTGGAATCGCAGTAATCGTCCATTCAAATTCCATAGGTTCTGTATCTGCACCAACAGTTGAATACTGTTTCTCAGTTGGTTGTGCAGTTAGATTATACCAGAGATGAATCTTGTATCCACTTTCAATTCCGGTAATGTCATCACCAATCAAAGTTTGATACGACAACGAAAATCGACTTTGTGGTTGATACAAAACATAGAAACCACTTTGTTCTTGCAAAGTTCCTTCATAATACAAAAATTCATCAGGATAGGTAAACGCTCTTAGTGTTGCAGTAAAATCTCCCGGCGTTACGATGTCATTGAACTTAATACCATCGAAGAAAACTGGTTCAACGGTATTTGTTACATTATCACTGATAGATGTAAGTCCATTCCAAGGAACACCATAACCATCGGACTTGTAAAGAACGCCTTTACCCACACCAGTTTCATATAACCGTTCACCAACTTGATCCCAAACAAGTGTGGCCATACAACCTCCTAACCATTCGTGTTGTATTGCGCTCTTCTTGCTGCGTTTAGTTCACGATTTCTTGCTGCAATTTCACTTCGAGACATCTTCTTTGGTGGAGAATTCTTGATGTTGCATATGCGAATCAACGCAAAGAGTCTATTCAAATGCCAATGCTCACATTCGAATGGAATGTTAAAAGCAACCATCCAATAGTAAATTAACTCGGCAGTAATTATCTCGCCTCTCCCTCTACGTTCTGGCATGCTTCCAAAAGTGGTTGCCGACTGACTCGATTCGATGTATTCATTAATTTGAATGATGTTCTCTCTAGAAAGTTTGTGGAGAATTTCCCCCGGGGAAAAAGGCGAGATAATCATTGCCTCTATGTAAGCAAGAATCTCTTCTGGAGTTTTCTCGTTTTGAGTCAAGAATGGCTTTTGGTATTTTGACTCCCATTTTGACAGTGAGATCAAAGAATGTTCTAGCTCCAATTCAACGTCATCGAAACTGTCAAACGTTTTCGTCTTTTCGTCGAAAAGTTCTGTTCCAACAACTATGAGTTTAAGCATTCTCTGATCTCCTATCTTACATCTCTGTCGTTGTTGTCGTTGTTCCCGGGAACATCGCAATGACTTCATCCGGAGTTGGCAAATGAGCTACACCAACCGTAGCATCACCATACAATGCAGTCTCAAGAGCTGTAAGACCGAGTGCATCAACAATACTAGAATCAACAACAATGAGAGAGGTTGGTTTGTGTCCAGTCACAGGAACTGGAGTCGTTGAAATGTCCCAACTGAATGTAATAGCTTCGGGAGAATCATTAATTGTGTTGTATGCTTTCTCTGATGGACTTGCAATACAACCGTATACAAGATGAAGTTTGTATCCATACTCTTCACCATCTACGTCATTACCAAGACGAGTACGGTATGACAATCCAAACATCTTACGGGGTTGTTGACCAACAACGATACCCGCTTCGGGGGTTGCAAGTCCATCATGCTCATTAAACTCGGGAGGGAACGTGAACGCTTCAATGGTTGCACCAAATTCTTCAGCGGAGATGAGGTTTAGGTACTTGATGTTGTCTGCATACTGAGCAGTTGACTCAGCTCCACTAGGTGTTTCGGAAACGCTTGTAAGACCGTTCCAAGCAACACCAGAAGCATAAACTCCTTGAGCATCCGGGGTGTAAAGAACGCCGTGATCTACACCAGTTTCGTAAAGACGTTCGCCAACTTGATCCCATACAAGAACAGGCATTGAGACTTCCTCCTAGAAAAAGAGTTTGAAGGCGTCGTGATTGAGGTTATCAGCTGTATAAAACCGATCAAACACACACATTGGTAACTCTGCGATTTTATCGGGAATGACACTATCTGGATTTCGATCAATAACTGTCACTAAATAACGCTTTTTACGTGCATACGATATGTCATCCGCAAACGTAGTTAATTCATAATCTCTATGATACACAATACATGGATACTTCATTTGCACAGAAGGTGGCGGTTGAAAGTATACTTGATCGGTTTCAAGAATTTGAGTCAGGATGGCGTGAAGGTCAAGGCGTTGGGCCATTGTAAACACTCCCAAGACTCAGGATGAGTCGGGGTTCTCGGACTTCAACGTTTTTAACAGTCCAAAGAACCCCCTCCCATCGTACGTACTTAATATTAAAGAAATGTTCATTAGCATACTCGTCGGCAACAATGCTAATCGAATTACCAACTGTAAGATCGTTATTAAGACTTTCACCTTCTTCTAATTTTCGTGTGTTTCGAATAACATCGCCGTAATATGAAGCTTCTGTAATGGTATCAACCCACACACCTGAGTCAGATGGAGTTTCTACAGAATCACCGTAACCAACTTCTCCAAAGAATCTTGCCATCTTAACTCCTTGATTGATATCAAACTCATGGAGTCATTCCAGCAACCCAAGCGGTTCCACTCCAATGCATCTGACCTGCCGTCCCAGCGGTAGACCCTTGAACATACTGTCCAGTCGTCCAAGCTGTTGCCGGAGTAGCCGTGACACTCTTTGAAGTTGCATCAGTTGCGTTTGCAGGAGGAGTCGACCCACCAGGAGTCCATGAGCCTGGGGCACCTGCAGTTGCCCCTGTGCTAAAATTTGTGCTGCCGCCTGAATCCGGAAGGGATCCATGAACCGGAGGATTACTCTGCCGCTCATTCGGAGGCTCAGGAACGATGATATGGTCAGTGCCACCAGGCGGAGGAACAAACGTTCCCTGTGTGACAACAATGGCCGACTTGAGCTTCACCAAAGCACCTGAAACACGAGTCTCAATCAGGTACTTGTACTGGTTGTAGTCAATGTCGAAGTCGTCAAACAAGCTAACTTGTCCACCTTGGTCTGCACCAATAACGTAGTCGTTCATGTTCACAAGAATCGCCAATGGGCTTCCAGCTGACGGGTCGAAAAGATCAACCGGAACAATCGAAGAAACTCGAATTTCCGAAGCCATTTGATCGAGAGAGGTATAGATCCGACGACCAAGCGTGTCCTTGAGCAACATAGCTTGAGAAATAAGACTTTCACTGGTGTACATAGTCGGCATTCCACTACCACGATACAACGCACGATACTGAACAACAGCATCGACGAAATCAGAAATATCACCAGCTGCAAGATCACACTTAACCTGAATCGTGAAAATCGGATCGTCAGTAGCGATTGGACGAATACGATCTTCAAGAATCTTGTCAGGATCCGGAACTGTACGACCGTCGCCAAGGAGAATTGCTCGTGCAAGCTCCTCGTCGAGCATGAGCCGCATCTCACCCTTCATCCACGCCACGACATCGAAGTCAGTGATGTCGATGATGTCGTCACGATCAAGCTTTTGCTTCTTGTAAATGGTCTGCGGATACGTCTCACGACGAGCAGTTCCGTAGAACTCTTCTTGCTTCTCTTCACCTGTGATGTAACCCTTGGCACGAGCGTCATCGTAGGTAAGGTCAGCCCAGTGAGTCTTGACTCGACTAAACGGAGTCTTGCGAGCTCCGTTAAGAACCGAGTTCACCCATTCAGTACGCCTGGTGTAGAATTCAGGAGAAGTAGTAAGAGCTGTGGCTTCCGGGAAAAGAGTATCGATTTGGTTAATCCCGTGAGCGAGAGCGTAATTCTCAACTGCTTCCTTAAGAGAACCGACTTTAGTTGCGTCGGCAACAATTCCTTTAATGTCAGCATGAGAAAGAACAGGTGACGTGCTCGCTTCGTCCTTCTCAAAGACGTTTCGGGTCATCTTACTACCTTCCTTATCGGAATCGTTGGAATCATCTTCGAGACTACTTTGTTTCACTTCTGATTTAGCATCTTCAATTGCTTGACCAACCAGATAATGAACTACTTCTTTTTGATCATCAGTCATAGAATCATAAACATCTTTAACCGTTGTTTCGCTATCAACCGCACCATCTGCATGCTCGATCGAAGCCACATCATCCGGAACATCAGTACGTTCAAACTCAATGCCAGTATAAATGATTGCCTCATCATCAAGAGTCTCATCGCCATCGGAGTGACGAATGGTAACATTCTCGATAAGAGCGCCTGGATTGGCGCCAGACAGAACCAAACTTACTTCACGAATGGCTCCGTGCAAAACTTTGCCTGATCGCTCAACAAGTTCGTTTGCCCAGATCGACAATGAGTTAATGTCTTGATGCTCGATAAGGCCCTTGGTGTGAACCGCCTTCGGTGAAGTGTTAAAGAACCCGTATGCATAGATTCCATCATCACGAGCTTCAAGAATGGTGTGACCAAGAACGTTCTCTGGGTCGGAATGTCCGTGCTGCCAAACTAGAGGAACTTTCGTTTGGTCTTGGTGCTTAAAAGCACCTGGCATGATGGTTCGACCATCGGTACACTTAAGGCCCGACTTGGTCGCGTAACCGCTGAAGTCCGCTTCCGCTACCATTTTGACTGTTCCTTTCCAAAGAGTTAGGCCCCGGACTTACTTCCGAATTCGGAGTTGGTTGTGGCATGTTACTGTTAACTAGCTGGTCTGCTTTTGGATCATCCGAAGGTGGAATCCCCATAAAGCTTCTGATTTCATTAGAAGAAAGGATCTCATTACGAGTAAACTTATCAGCAATCTCAGCAATGTCTTTAACAGGAACAAGCTTGAATGGATCTCGGAAGTATTTGATTCGTTCAGAGTTCTGCGTACCCTGGGGCCCAAGGAACGCTCTTTGCATCGATTCGATGATGGCGTCTATGATAGGTTCGATCGTTCGATTGAAGTAATTAAGAATGGCTTCTTCCTTAGCTGTGCCGTTCATTATCTCCTCGGTAAGACCGAGCTGGTTATACAGTAAAGCAGTAAGATACTCAACTTGTTTTAGGAGGTTGTTTTCAGCAGGACGATTAAGCTGAGTAATCTTTTCGGTGCCATCGATGTAGGCAATCCCGTACTGACTTCCCCTCAATTGAAACTCAATGTCCTCACGTCGGGCTTCTGCTTGCTGCCGTCTAGACTCAGATTTGATGACATACGGCAGTTGAATAATAACATCCAATCTACCAGAACTTGATTGTTCATCAATCGCATCAAGAAGACCAAGTTTTCTAATCAATCGTTGAAGAGTTGAGTTCGGTTCGTTCATAACCGCAAACAAAGGATTTTCAACGATAGCGACAGCTTGCTTTTCCAACGTAACTTCTTCACGCTTACCAGTGTTTTGATTATACACACTGAGTTTAACGTGTTTTGGATACCAAGTAACAACCTCACCGATACGCAACGTGTAAATCTCGTAGAACAAACTATTGTTTGGATCTAGAGACGTATCTACCGGAACAATCGCAGCTACACCTTTGTCA